CCAAGTAATGCATAATCCTCAAACCAAGTCTTTCGACCGGCCCGAGAAGCAGCTAACTGCAGTGCAACGTGATATGACAAGGCGAATGCTCCTCAAGATGAGAGCATTCCCATAGGTTGACCTACCGCATAGCGATAATCAACTCCATCAAGACTTCAGTCTCTATCAACCATAATTGTTTCCCAGGCCCTGGCGACATCATAATTATATAATAATGACATCATCTGTACCTGAAAAGCAATAGGAACTCTATCAGTAGCTGCAGATAAGTCATATGAATAAACGGTTCGGCTTTCGCCAGAATCGCGTTTATTTAGACTATCCACCAGATACTCTAGTGGTTTTCCTTGGTTGAAGGTTCCATCTTGAGGTATTTTCTCTAATATAGAGAAAATATGGTCATGTATGGGACGGAGGCAGGTTTGAGAGAATACATCGCCAATAGCGAATACCCGCACTTTTCCAGCTGGCTCCTCCTTTAAGGAGAGTTTACCGATGCGCAATTTCCGGCCAAGAACTTCCTCTTCTTTAGATCCTAATACTTCAGAGATATAGCTTAGATGCTGTATTTCGTGATCTAGTAATTTAGATAAACTAGAATCAAAGTATTGATTTACCGTAAGAAAAGCATTGAGCAGCGAAGGGTACCTAGATGCCAATACATAGGCATCATATGGCGCCCCCAGCATAGAAATTTTACAATTTGGTCCAGCAGATCTCATTGGGAGTAAATCGTCCTCTCCCTTAGGCGGTTTCCCGACTAAGGGCGCGAATAAACGCGACCATACGCTTCCTATCTCCCCAACACCAACAGTAGGTTTAACCCCACTGAAGGCATCAGTAATAGTAGAAAGTTTCGTATGACCTGGATATTTTATAACCCGATAGAGACCTAGGAGTGCTAGGATTACTTTTCAATTAATCTTACCAGAAGCAGAGAAAGTTAAGGCTTTATTATAGCCATGAAACTTTTGACGTAGATGGAAAGGAATAATTAAAGGTAATCCCGAACGGGTGGCAACCCTCACAGCAGTGTTACACTGAGTGGGATTACCGGCAATATAGAACTGGCAAATTCGAGTAGCCTCTTTTAGGTAGGCTACTGTCATTACTTTACCATTATTGGTTCATAATGACTTAATACGGTTTGCAAGTTCATAGAAAGCCGCCCGATCTGAGACTTCAGCTTGATGATACCAGATAAGTAATGACGTATACCGCCCTATTAATTCATAAGTA